TGCCAAACGTTACAGGCACTCTTGCAACTTTAGCTGGTGCGGAAACATTAACTAATAAAATCCTTCAACCATCTGCTGGTACGGCAACTGCGGGCACTGCTCCATTGGACTTTAGTGCTGGCACAAACCTAACGGTTCCAGAAGCAGGTTCAGTTGAGTACGACGGAACAGTTTTTACCTTTACCCCCAATACTAGTTTTGGTCGCGCTGTAATTGCAACACCTGTTTACACCCTTGGAGCAAGTCCATCAACAACTCTTACTCTTAACACTAACGTACCTTTATTTCCTGCCGCCAATGACACCATTACACTCCCTATTGGCACTTATTTAGTAGAAACAGAATTTCAAATTACTGTTGCCACTTCAACTGTGTCAGCTACTGTTGCAATTAACTTTTCTGGTGGTGGCACAGCAGTTGGTACCAGATCTTGGACAGCGCAATCATCAGTTACTGCTGGCGGTGCAGGTAACATGTTCCGTGTGGCCAGTGCCGCCCTCACTGCCAACGCTGTAGTTACAGCAACTAGTGCCATTGCTGGCCGGGTTTACATAGTTCGGGCTAGAGGGATTATACGTATCACTACTGCTGGAACAGTCATTCCATCAGTACAGTGGAGCGCAACACTGACTAGTGGCGTACTAACTTGGGAGCCCTCTAATAATATGGTTATTACACCACTCGCCACTAGCTCCACCGCTAACTTCACCGGCGCATTCTCGTAATAACGACTGGTTACAGAGCCAGTGGTTGCCATAGATGCTAAAGTTAGTGGCACTTAAAAATGCAGATGTCAAAACCAACCTTGCACCTTGTTGGTATTTTCCATACACAAGCAACGGCTGCTTTCTCTCACTGCGCTTTTACTGGCAAAGCGTTACGCTTCCCGCGCATGATGCAAGCGCAGGGCTATGACGTAATTGAGTACAGCAACGAAGGAAGTGAAGCTGGTGCCACGGAACACGTACCAATCCTGACCCTGGACGAATTTGATAACCTTTATGGAAGTCGGAAAGATACTGATTTTCACGGTGATAACGCCACCGTAGGTAGCGAAGGGCATCAGTTATTTGAAGAACGTCTTATTGTTGAGCTGCGTAAACGTTTACAAAAAAAAGACATTATTTGTCACCCCTTTGGACACGCTCATCAAATACTGATGGACAAGTTCCCGTCCCACCAACACGTAGAAACTGGCATTGGCTACCCAACATTGATGCCTAATAGTTTTCGCATCTTTGAAAGTTATGCTTGGATGCACCACCACCAGGGGCAAGAAAAACGTCAAGGGTGTAATTACGAATGGGTTGTGCCTAATTACTTTGATCTAGATGAGTGGGAACCATCGTATGAACCTGGTCAGTATCTCGCTTTCTTGGGTCGTATTTGTTCTGTCAAAGGGATGGACACGATCAAAGAGATTGCCAACTACAGCCCTTGGCCTATTATTCTCCACGGACAAGGTGACCCAACCCCCTGGGAACACCCCAATATTGAATACCGTGGACCTATTACAGGCAAAGCACGTTCTGAATTTTTACGCAATGCAAGAGCAGCACTGATGCCAACAAACTTTACCGAACCGTTTGCTGGTAGCGGAGTGGAAGCAATGTTATGTGGGACTCCGTTAATTGCTGTTGATTATGGCGCATTTACTGAAACAATTGTCGATGGTGTAACTGGTTTCCGTTGTCACACACTTTACGACTGGGTAAAAGCTATTCACGATGTTGGTGATTTAGACCGCAAAGTCGTCGCAAATACTGCTCGCTCTAAATACAGTTTAGAGACGTGCGGCAAAAAATACGACAAAATTTTTAAAGACACCAACAATCTTCATGGAAAAGGTTGGTATGAAATGCCTTCAAGTGACGAGCTTAACTTTACTTATATTCACAATGAAGAACAACCTTTTGCAAAACGTTTAAGCGCGTGGGTTGCTGATGTGCTTAAGCCAGACAAAATCTTAGATATTGGTTGCGGCCCTGGAACTTATGTAGAAGAGCTGAGAAAACAAAATTTAAACGCTTTTGGATACGATATTGATGATCGTGTTAAAGGTAAACCTTTTTTAACGCAACAAAGTTTATTCGATATTGAGAATACTGGGAGTGCTGTTATTTGTTTAGAAGTGGCAGAACACATTGACTTTGTTAAAAACAAGGAAATTACACAGTCACTTGTCAGCTGTTTACGACCTGGGGGTGTTTTAATTTGGAGTGCGGCAGCCCCTGGACAAGGGGGTGTTGGCCACATAAACTGCCAAACCAAAGAGTACTGGGAACAACTATTTTTAGAATTACCTGTCAATCGCCTGTGTGACGTAGAGGAAGAACTGCTGGCCTACATCAAAAAAGGGTACCATATGGGGTGGTTTGTTCAAAACCTTTTGGTCTTTAAAAAACAGGCTGATGCTACCTTTGATAAACTGTTACCACTAGGGGTCTTGTAATGAGTTATTTTGAAAGCTATCAACAGACAGTATTTTTCAGTCCGGATACGCTGTGTATTCCCGGTGTTACTGAAACCTATGATGTTTATACAACCAATTACCTCTCCACTCGTAACTACACGCTTTTGGTTACCGTGCAGGATATTGACACCAGTGTGGTAGTACGCCTTGAGGGCAGCATGGATGGCGTGACTTTTGGCGCCATGATCTCCAATACAATTATTGAAAACGGAACCTACGCCTACAATGTTAGCGGTTTCCCGGTTCGTAAAGTGCGAGCAAACTTTTTAAAAGAAACCGGCGGAAACAATGCACGCATTACTTTTAAAATTGCTGCTAACTAAATTAACGACCAGCAGCGAAACCATTTTGTAATTACATACTTATCACCACTTACTGGCGGACATGCTTCGTGTAAAGTTTTTGGATTTGGTATTCCATTTTTGTAAAGGTTATTCCAAAATATAGCCATACCTTGTTTAGGTTTAACTTTTAATTTAAGGTGTTTAAAAAAAGTTTCGCCCCCTTCTTCTACGTCGTTAAGATAAAGCATAAACGTCCAAGTTCGCTGTCCCATCCATTCTGTATACGTTTTATACTCTCTTGTTAATGGGTGAAAATAATCAGTATGTGCCTTATAGTATTGCCCTGGTTCATATTTTTGTGTTTGCATAATCTCTCCGGTAAACGTATTTAAGTCCATAAAAGACGTTATTTTATTATCAACCTGTGTTAAATAAGGGGACTCAACGTAATGTAGGTCGGCAGTTTTGCTTGTTCTAGCTTGTGAAAGCGCAACTTCGTCTTTGACATTTGAAACTGTTGAAGGTCGTAGTTTTCTGTTGGACGCTTTTATTAACAGTTCACAGTCTTCTGGAGGTAAAAAATTGTTGTAAGTATAAATTTGCGTAAAAGGATAATCGTATTTATCTGCCCCTGGAGGAAAAACTCGATTAGCTAACTTTTTGTAATCAATTTGTTTTAGTTTAGATTTAAAATTGCAAAGATTTAACACTTGCGTTAACTCTTCTTCCGTTAAGTTAAATGTGTTTTTAATATGGCTAAGAGTTTGGACTTTGCTGACCCCGCTGACGGCAGCCTTCATCAACTCGTAAGCAATCGTCGTTTGGTCCATGTCTGGTCTTTGGTTTAGATAAAATATAGTGGTTAAAAGAACCTGTGGCAAGTGGAACCAGTATTTTTCCTATTTGGTTTTACTTTTTTTACTGCTTACAGCTTTGGCTCTTACCTTCTGAACCACAAGTGGCCCCGTAATGCCCGCTACGCCAGCTACAAGCCAGTACTTAAAAACGTACATATCCGAAAGGCTACCTGCCTTGGAACAAGGGTTTCTTGATCTCCCTGGCGACCCACCCAGCATCGCTGTGGATCAACGGTACGTTCCTTTACGTGACCCAGCTTACCAAGCCTAGTTGTTTTTTTAATCACGGCTGTTAGAATTACGTCATAGATTGGGCGATTTAATGGACGCCAATGCTCTAAACCTGTCAGTTGATCAGGAGTTTGCCGTGCATGCGGCAGCTTTTGCAATCAAAGACCTGGATCGGGACGAGTTAGAAGAAGCGTTCATTGACATGCTTCATCAGAAAATGATGGATCGTCAGCTGTTCTTCAATATCTTAAAAGAACACGGCATTGACGCTGAAATCAGCTTTAATTACCTCACCGCCAATCAACTTTCTTAATACCCATGGCTGTCACTCGTACTATTAAAGGCTCCTTGGACAAGCTGCAAGTCAGCGGCGGTTCTGAAATCACCTTCCTGGGACCAACCACTGCAGGTAACGTCGGTGATCTTACTCGCGGTTTCCGCGTAAACCCAGCCGCCACTGGGGACATCATTGTAAAGATTGATAAAAGCGCCGCCTTGATTGATATTGAAATTTTTCAAGAAGACGCTTACAACACTGGTAACGCCCCCACTGGTTATCAGAAGTTCTTCCATGTTGCCAAAGCGGGTAGAGGCAAAGGCGCTATTGCCGTTACTGTTACCAACGCAGCAAAAGATTATGTTGTGCTTTTGACGTTTGACGACTATGCTGAGGCGTCGTACGTTGGCAGCGTGGTTGTCCCCTAAGAAATACAACAGTCCTTTTCTTAACGACACAGCCGTTAAGCTCATACAACTCTACACTCCGGCCAGGACCGACTGCGGTTTTGGCCGTTTTGCTGCGTACAAAACTGAACACGGTGAATGGCGAATTGGTTATGGCAGCAAGCGCCTTGGTAAATCGTGGATCGGAATGTTTACCAGGGCAACAGAAAAAGAAATAAACGAACAGTTGATCAGAGATTTAGAAGAGTTTGCCAATAAAGTTCAGCACTACGTGGTCATGCCGACCGCGCCTAAAAAACGTGCTGCACTTTTGAGTTACGCTTATAGTGTTGGTCTGGTTAACTTCAAAGAATGTCAACTTTTGAAGTTAATTAACAAACGGGCAAGCAAGAATTCCATCATTAAAGAGTGGAGCCCGTTCATCAATACGGCCTACCGTGGAGCTAACCCGTTCCTAAAAGAACGCAGACGAGTTGAACTCAATACTTACTTGGCGCCAGATGATCAAGTTCCGTTATTTACCGAGCACAAGTGCGTTTTAAAACATTGTTTGCTCAATATAGGAGAAAGTTACATGGGAACGCCCAATCAAATCAAAGCAATCGAATATTTAGAACGAAAGGTTCTGGAGTGGGACCCTACTGGGGAGACTGTTCGTCGTTTCTTTCGCTACTGGAATCAAGAGCAGGGGGGATTGGGCTCCCCCAAGAACCTTTAGTATCCTGCAACCAGTCCAACATGTCCAGTAATTGCAATTCTGGACAGTATTCGTGGAGAATTTTATCAGAGTCCATAACGTTCATTTGTGACAATTAAACGTTTTAAATACCATTCTGCTTTTCTTAGATCTTGGATAGAATTATTTTTATCTTCATAACGCCAGAGGTACTTTTGGATGTTTCCTTTCAAGTAACCGCAAAAAGCCTCGTTGGTCATTGATTCCTCAATAGCGTCAATACACTCCACCGTGCCAGACGCGTAGTGTGATGGACTATTAACCAAATCTTCCATGGGTTTGCTGCTGTCAGAATAGTTCTATGAGCCACCAGAGTAGCACCGATTACGACGTTGACAACCGTTACCGGGGTGTTCAAGGGGCCTCAGATAACAACCAGGGTAAAAGAGCCGCAGCAAGAGCCATGGCCCAACGCAGGGTCGCGCAACGCGCTAACCTGACAGAAGAACGGAAAGAGGATGGCCGCTTCATTGTTTCGGGCCCTGGTGATGCCACCTATTCCTTTAGGAACGCTTACGGTGCACCACGCAGCCCAACACAGCGTCGTCTTGAACGTTTAGGTCAATAAATTACTTTCCCAAGGTGGGAAAAAATTTCAATAAATTTGTCGGCTTGATTAAACCCCAGTTCAGCACGAGGAAGGTAAACAAAATACCCCCAGGTAAACGGCCCAGCAAATGTTGTCAGTGTTTTGCCGTGTATTAAGTTACACCTTTTTTCTGGTATGCAGACAGGGTAGTTCCAAATTGAGAGGTTAGTCCGCATTGTTTCGTGATTTGTGCTAAAAAACAACGCTTCTCTTATGTTCCGCATCTTCCACTCCCTTTCTAACCTGCTAAACCAGATAGCAGACGGAGCTTTACATAGAGGTCCGCCACCGCGTAGTCCCCATCTCCAAGTTCCGCGTTCTTTATTGAAGGAGCACCTACCATAAGTTGGAGGAAATAGATAAGTTGTACCTGTCCAAGGAATTTCAATATTCAGACCATCTTCTTTGAGCGTGTAGATTTGTTTAGCTCTTAGAAACTGATCGTTAGCTAAGTGAGTTGAGCAGGGATCTAAATCTATGTCCCCAAGAAGAGCGTCAATGTAAGGTAAATACTCGACTGGGGTTAACCAGTCGTCAACAACATTGTTGATCCTAGATAAATATTGGTGTCTAGGCAGCCAAGGTCTTCTACTCACGTAATAATAAATTCCCCGAGCCCTTCTGTAGGTTGTTCGCGTTTGTAATGGACTAGAGACATCTCTTTTTCATCTTGAATAATAAAAAGAGCTTCCTTGAGAGGGTTCAGTGCTTCTCCCCTGGAAATAGCTTTCTGCATTATCTCTGCCGGACCCTCCATTTCTTGCCGTTTAAAATCATCTAAAGCTGTGATCATGTGAGGCACTGTTAAATAAAACATGGTATCTTCTTCTTTCTCTGCCTTGGGGACATACACCATGGCACCGGGTCCCTCTTGAGCGTAAAAACTCTCAAAGAAATCACACATGTCTGCGCAAATCCGTTCAATTGTGAGTTGAGCGAGGACCTTCTCTTCCTCAGTTGGATTCGACAGGTTCAGTCTCGAGAGCAGTTCCTTGCGTCGGTTGGTCATTTTTAATAAATTCAGAAAGGCCGGAGCGTTGAAGGGTTTGGCGGATCTTAGCTAGTGGCTCGTAAATG